AAATCAGCAATACACTGAGAAGCAGTATTCGAACGAACAGCCAAAGAACGATCGAGATTTTTAGGTGTTTCTTTCATGAAATCACTATTCAACACAGGAGCAGAAGAATAAGAATCACAGAAATTGTACATTGCAATAGACTGATTGACATCCGGTCTCATATGGCCATGAACTTCGTTATTAAATTCACGATATTCAGCAGCATATTCTTGGAAACCAAACACAGAATCATTTTCAGAACCGGGTACATAATTACCACTAAAAAAAAGCTGAGACTTATAAACAGGTTGTTCTCCGAGATTTGCAAACTCAGGCCAATAGAAATCAAACTTAGTTCTTCGTCTTAACGAAGGAGATATTCCTTGGCAGTAAGAATGTCTATAACGCAAAGCAGCAAGAATTAACAATTGACCATGTTCGACAAAAGATTTTGTAAAAAGTGAATCATTATGATTTCCATAAGTAAAACCAGCTAAGGTACCCAAAGGAGTTCCAGAAGAAGCAGTATTGTTAGAAACTTGAGTAGTTTGTACAGGAATACGCGAGCCACCGAGGTATTCAGGACGATTCAAACGATAATCACCAGCATTAACACCAAAATGACCTAAGAGCAATTCAACATAACGAGTTCCAAAACGAGCATCATTCTCAAGAAAATATTGTGTGGCAAATGCTTGTCTCAATTGATTAATAGTTGCAGCAGATGCAGAAGACAAATCTGCATAAGCATTAACTATTTGCATATCCTGATAATCAGGATCAGAAGCTCCAGAAGTCTCATGTTGACCAGCTAACTTTAAATATTGATGAGCATTTGAAGAATAACCATGCAAATCTAGATTGTTAAATAAAAATGTATTACCATCGCTCGTTGCAAAAACTGGCGAACCAGCTTGTCTATTAAACTTAGTGGAATCTTGATTGAAAACTACAGGAGCAAGTTGCCCAAGAGGCAAACTAACAGCATTTCCTTTTTGCGGAGCGGGCAAACAGGAAGTGAAATAATCATGAATCTTATTAACCGGCAACAATCCCAAAGTAAATATAAAAGAATTAGGATTACCAATATCAGCATGAACATCATCTGTAGAAGAATAAACATAACCATTATTAGCATCGAAATAAGTATTTTGAGGAGCTTGTGTATTTTGATCGCGGAACCAATCATTCCAAATTTGAACATAAGCACCAGCAGGAAGAATATTACCGAAACAATTCAATTGATTATCAGTTGTAAGAGAAGTGGCAGCAGCTCCATAACCTAAAAAATCACCAGCAGATCCAACAGCTACATAATCATCATCACCAGAAACAGATTCATAGTAAGGCAACATCCAATCAGTAGTTTGAGCCCAATAGGAAGACTTATTCTCACCACAAAACTCTTCCCAATGTTTCCAAATAATACGATTAGGAACGAAAAACGCAAACACATCAACAAACGCATCATCCATAACAGGGACAAGAGGCGTAGACAATCTAACAACAGCAGATAAATCCATCGAAATAGTATCACCAGGCAAAATCTCAATAGAATCAATAGGAATCAAATCTCCAGCATTAAAATCTAACTTATTAGTATGATTAAGACTGAAAATGGATCTCCTATGATTAACATTCGTAGGAGCAACATCAAAAGAATGTTGTAAATTAGGCATTATTACTTATCCTCCTTTTTATCATCAACTTTCTTATCATCAACTTTCTTATCATCAACCTTGTAAATACTATCAATATACTTCTTTACCATATCCTGACTAAAAGATTGAGCAAACTTCCTATAATCGTTGTCAAACATATCACGAAATGCTTCAGGAAGCTTATTAAATGAATCGATTGCAACACGAGCTTGCTTATCACCAAGTATCAAATCATGTTCAACATTAGACACATCGCCAAATTGAGCATCACTAACAGGAGCAATAGAATTCTCACAAGACAATTGATCTCTTTTCAGCACATCTATCAAAGACACGCCTTCAGCTGCTTTCTGTATTTTCAAATCGACATCTTCAAAACCATTTTGCACTATCTCACCTGCATCATTTTCAATCCATACCAATTCCTTAGTTCTTGACAAGTCAAGAGGTTCATCTTGATAAGCGCGAAAGGTAAAAGGATATTTATTAACAGCAGGAATAGAGACAGTTTCTTCTTTAGTTACTTTCTTTTGTTCCATGATTCAAAGTTCCTAATTCATGAACAATAGGTTCAGGATAAATCGAAATCTTGCCAAGAGCATCATTGAAAGTTCCAACTTCATAAACAGAAAAATCATCTAAATGATTTCTGATGAATTCAGCATCCAATAGATTTCTCGCATACACATCAAAATTAACAACAACAACAGGATCACTATAAAGTTTAGAGACCTTGTCAAAGACTTCAAAAACAAGTTTTGTCATAAGCGAATACCTCCTCTCGAATTCATTCTAGGCAAATTGACAGCTTTAGTTCTTCTAGCAGTAGTTCCAAATATGGAATGTCTTGCAGAACTAGATTCTTTCTTCCTCATAGGTTTCTTTCCTTTCAGGAACGACACCAATTTAGCGCGTTCCAATAAAATAATAATAAAACAGATTTGTCCTTCATATAACAGGTGGTACTACACGCCAAGCCATTAGCATTAAGTAATAGTCTTCGCACACGCGTAAATTAAATTCAATACGCGCGCGCGATTAACAAAAACAATAGCTAATGGCTTGGCTGGTTGCGTTCGAAAGATAGCGGCAAGAAGGCATTTATCTGCTACTGTCAAGGTCGCGCGCTTTTTATCACAAGTGCATAAAGCCGCGCACTCTCTTGACATCCGCGATTATCAGGTGCTTACTTTCAGTTCGCTACGCCATACTGAATCTCTCCGAGATTTAGCATGATGTTCACTCACTTTCAGTTTAGCACCTGATAATCATTTGCTTTCATCTTCGATGAGCTAGCGCCTCCTGAATCGCTGTTGTCGCGCGGCGATAGCCATATGATATCTTTCAATTCACATTTTTTGCCACAATAAGGACAAATCATGTATGTTTGATTAAAAATAGCTTCGGCATAACGCGCTTTCACAGCTTCAGCTTCCTTTGTTGCTTGTTTAGTCTTAAGGAAGCTGATTAAAAAGGAACAAAAAGCTACAAATAGACTTGTAGCAGCACTGGCTACAGATACAATCATCTCTTGAGTCATAGGACTCCTTTCTAGCTACCAGAGTGGGAGATCTGATAGTTCCACTAATGCAACCATCACACATATTAGAAATCCTCTAAAGAGTCTTGCCAAAAGCAATCATCATTTGGATTTTCTTTATTAAATTCATCAACAAGAAAACACATTGTACGATATCGAGAATAATCAAACTTCTTTTCTGAGAAAAAAAGATACGCATCCAAAGGATAGCGAGAAGCTTCATAGCTTCCATATCCTACACCAAAATATTCGCAATCATTGCAATAATGATCTTCATTCAAATCGGCACTGTCAAAAGCTAATTCGCAAATCCAATATTTCAAAAACTTACCGGGTTTGTCTTTAATATTATCGAATACAAATTGAAAAGCATCATCTTCGGAATAACCTTTAGCCATCAGAACATCTCTAATTTCATCGAATGTCATTTGTTTCATGCAATTTACCTCTTTTCAAAATAAGTATATCATAGTGTCACTAATTATGCAATACCTATTTAGCATTTATTTCTTAATTTGAGAACTTTTGTTTGATATTTCTTAATTTCTTCATTGAGACAATTTTTACACATAGTTTCAAAATTCTTGCATTCAGCCAATTCAAGATTAACTGTCGAACGAAATGGATCAGGAGAAAATTTCTTAAGATAATCAAGTTGAGCACCAAGTTTACGCTTGTAGTAAAGAGGCAACGAAACATTGAACACACTGTCATTTCTCTTAACAGCCATTCTTCCAGAATCAACCAACGAAGATTCATTGTGGAGCAAATAACGCAATCCAATCGCAGGTCTTCGAGACATAACAACAAATTCAGGATATTTCTCACTGGCAGGACACGAAATCGCATCATTCATCTTCTTTTTAAGAACATATCGAGCTACATAAGCACACGATTCAAACTCAATATCACCAATAATAACATTACCTTTATTCCAAATACGATCTAATATCGCAGACTTCCAATAAATAGATCTATGATCCTTGTATATTTTCATATCAGGAAAAAACTTTCTATCCAATCCAAAATAGCAGCCGTGAAAATGTGATCTAAAAGTAGAGCCTCCGTATTCGCCGCAGCAAAAGTAAGAAATATGATGATCTTCATTTGGAAAATAATCATCAAGATATTTACGCAAGCGCTTTTGAAAATCCTGCAAATCTTTCTTAATAAGCACACTATAAACAGCTTTTCCTGAGTGGGAATTTATGGCCAAAGGTGGGAAAGCTTCAATCACAGCATGAGAGACATCAAATTCTCGAACATTAACATGTTCATTATTATAAGTCAAAGTAAGAAACAATCCTTTTTTTCCGACACTCTCAAATTCATTCATACAACGAATTGCCCAAGTACGTGAATAATCCAACTTACAACCAATGCACTTGCCGCAAGGAATTTCTTTAAACTTCACAAATTCATCTTGAAAAACAAGATTCTTTCCTTGAAAATTAGAATGCTTAAAAACAAGATAATCATACCCAATCTTCAAATCTTTCAATTCATCATCAGTCATCTGATCTTTATATTTATCACGCAGCAATATCGATATAGGAACACCAAGACATGCTCCACTTTGGATAATAACCAAATCTTTACCATTTTTTGTTTTAAGCCCAGTATAAAAACAATGTAACGGGTGATAACAACTCATATATTTTTATCCTTTCTACATGCAGGTGTCAGTTAGACCCATTACATCAAGGAAAAATGGGTCTACCTGACTTAAAAACGTGGAGTGCATGAAGCTCCACGTTCTGTTTAAAACACAGCGACAACGCCATTCAAATATTAGCCAGTTGGTGCTACTTCACTAACCGACCAATGCAATTATACCAGCAATTTTAACAGCAGTGGAAACAATATTAGCTACAGTCTTGCCAATACCTACATCTTTCTTGACAGTTCCTCTAGTAGAAGAACCAGCAGGAGCACCAGCAGAAGCAGCAGCTGAAGAACTAGGTGTTGAAGCAGCAGATGCACCATTCATGAAAGCAAGCATAGGATTAACTCCAGCCGCTTTCAAATCAGCCATTCTTCTTTGCACTTCTGTATTAGCCATTTTTTCAGACCAATCACGAGCAAGCTGAGACTGTTCGGCATTGAACTCATTATTGTATTTGTTGAGAGCAACATTCCTGTCGTAATCAACAGCAGATTCATAAGCGTTAAACCAGCGATCACTTCCTTTAACATACTGACCAGATGAAGACCAAAAGTCTGAAAGACCTTGGCCGAAATTGCCTCCGATATCAGTAGAAGCACTTTGAAGAGCTTGAGACTGTACAGCAGAAGCAGGTAAATCAGCCATGTTTAGAATCCTCCAAGCTTCGAAGGAATAGAGAATGCAGGCATCTCACGAACAATCTTACCTTTGAAGTAAAAATCAGCAATACACTGAGAAGCAGTATTCGAACGAACAGCCAAAGAACGATCGAGATTCTTAGGTGTTTCTTTCATGAAATCACTATTCAATACAGGAGCAGAAGAATAAGAATCACAGAAATTGTACATTGCAATAGACTGATTAACATCCGGTCTCATATGGCCATGAACTTCATTATTAAATTCACGATATTCAGCCGCATATTCTTGGAAACCAAACACAGAATCATTTTCAGAACCGGGTACATAATTACCACTAAAATAAAGCTGAGACTTATAAACAGGTTGTTCTCCGAGATTTGCAAACTCAGGCCAATAGAAATCAAACTTAGTTCTTCGTCTTAACGAAGGAGATATTCCTT